CCGGAGAGGGTCGGTCGGCTTCAGCGGCGCACCCGGAGGAGCGAACAGCGAGGTGTTAGCCGCCGGGGGCGTAAATCCGGTGTTACCCTTTGCGCCGAGGTCCGGAGCGTTTCCAGCCGGACGATATACACCTTGGAACAGCGTGCCTGCAGCGATGGCTTGCTGCATGAACAGCTTGTTGACCGCGTCGGCATCACCCACGGAACCGTTGCGCGGGTTGCCGAGGCTGCCGATGCTAAAGCCGCCCATGTTGAGGACGCCGTTGGCGAGGATACCGGTCGTCGTAACGAGACCCGAGCCTCCGCCACCGCCGCCTCCACCCCCGCCGCCGCTGATCATACGACGCCAGTTGTCCTCGATCGGCTCGCCCCGGTTTGCCTTCTTGCAGACCCAGAGCGTCTTGTTGAAGTTGACGACATCGCCAACGCTGTACGAGCGACCCATAACCAGCTGACCGTGGAACGCACGGAGCGGTGTGCCACCCTCGTCTTCGATCTGCTGAGAAGCCGCTTCCCAGATATCCATCGCCTTGCGACGGGCCGCATCTTCGATAGCCGCTTCAAGACCGTCTACCGCAGCCTCGAGAACCCGACCATCGTCAAACACAACCGCAGCCGATTTGAGGCTGAACGCCATCTCGATGACGTTGGCGGCATCCGAGCCGTCTTTACCCGGCGCACCAGCCTCACCGCGAGCACCGCGCTGGGCGAACATGTGGCCCTTGCCGTTGAACCAAAGGAAGGTCGTTCCTCCGTCGATATACAGGTCACCGTTTTCGTACGAGACGTCGGCCTTCTTCAGGCCTTTCCACTCAAAGCCCCAAGGACCGATGCGCTCCCAGTCATCCGACTTGCCCGGAGCGTCAGCCGTATCGCACTTGGCCCGGTAGATCTTGCCGAGCGAAGCGGAGACCCAAGATTTCTCACGGTACACGCCCGGAGCCCAAGCCTTGGCATCAAAGCCTACGCCAGCCACACCATCAGAGCCGTCTTTACCCGGCGCACCCTGCGGACCTTCAGGCAGCTCGATCTCGGCTTCCTGATCGTCGTCGAACGTGAGCGTCAGGCTCTTGCGGTCGGGGTCAACCTTGACCGCCTTGATGCCGATACCGGGGAGACCGTCCTTGCCGTTCTCACCATCCTTACCCGGCTGACCGGGCAGACCGCGCAGCACTTCCACATGCTTGGTGGCGAGAACCGCTGCAACGTCCTCAGGAGAGGCGTCTGCGCCGGGGGCACCGTTCTGGCCGTCAGCGCCCGGAAGGCCCCGGAGGAGCTCCTTATGCTCTTCTGCAAGCCGCTTCGCCACCGCCTCAACGTCGGCGTCCTTACCCGGCTCACCGGGAGCACCAACGGGTCCCGGTTCGCCCTTCAGAGCCGTGCGGAAAGCCTCGTCGTCAGACAGACGCTTCGCAACCTCGGCAGGATCGGCATCGACGCCATCTTTGCCGGGTGTTCCGGGGGCACCCGGAGCGCCGGGGGACAACTGGATGGCGTCGACCTTCTTCTCAAGACCGACGATCTGTTCGATGACCGGGTCGAGGATCTCAACGAGCTTCTTCTCAATCATGCCGCAGCTCTCTTCATGTCGAACCGCTGCTTGAGCAGGGCTTTCGTGATATCGGTATCAATTTCCTTGGCCGGAGCCTCCGGCTCGGGCTTGGGCGCAGCCTCAGCGGCAGGAGCCGCCGGAGCGGGAGCCGGGGGAGGCTCCGAAGCCTTCTTCAAGTCAGCCGCCGCGAGCTCCGCCAGCAGGGAGGCCGGGGTCATCTGACGCTGCATAAAGATGTCGTCGCCACCCTCAACCGAGCTCAGGCCTTCTCTAGCCCGAGCCTCGTTAGCCGTCATGAGACCACCGCTCACCGCCTTGGTCAAACCGTCAACCCGACCAGCGAAGTCGGTACGAAGCAGGGCTGCAACGTCAAGCTCGATCCAGTCAGAAGCACCGTTCAGCCCGAAGAGCCGGTCGAACGACCGCTCGATGTGTTCCAGGTATGAACCCAGCGACATCGACAGGAAGTTCTGGATCAGCGTCTCGGCGTTGTTCAGCGTCGAGTGCGACAGATCACCCACCAGCGGCGGAGGGACGCCAAACACACGGCAGATATCTTCGAGCGACATGCGCTGGGCTTCGACAAGCTGAGCATCCTGTGAAGTTACGGACATCGGCTGCCACTTCATACCGCCGCCCAGAACCGGAACCCGGCCAGCGGCCATACCAGCGGCCTGATCTTCAAACGCAGCCCGCAAGCTGGTCATCTGTTCCCGGTTCAGGATCTGATCCGTGGAGATGATACCCGAGGGACGGTTCATGTTGGAAAAGAACGCGGCCTGCGTCTTGGACAAGGACACGTTGATACCGATGGCCAGCGCCGCCGACTTGATGGGGCTCTCACCGATCAGCGGGTGGCGCGGAGTGTGGAAGCGGAGATGCAGCACGTCGCGAGCCGGAGCGATATAGTCGATACCGCCCGGAGCGAGCGGCGAGGCTCCGACCGAGTAGAAGATCTCACGGCTCTTGTCGTCGACCAACGGGGAGCAGACGCCGCGAGGCAACATGTGAATGCTGTTGATCTCACCACGGTCGTTCCGGGTACAGACGCAGAAAGCCTCACCCTCGAACAGCGTGGTCGCCACAAGGTTCAGCAGGAAGTCCGGGCTGGTCTGATACTGATTAGGGTTCTTGAGCACCCGATAAGCCGCAGAAGTCGTGACCTCCTCGAAGTCCGCGCCCTTCTGGTAGATATGCTTGGGGTAGCACTGAGCCACGGCACGCGAAACCGCCATAACACAGGCGTAGACACCCGGAACATGCCGGGAGCTATAGTGATCTAGGCTGAGGTGGCGCTGCCAGCCGTCTCCGGTAGGCTCGATACCGTAGAAGTTGCCGAGCTCTCCCATGCCGGAGAACGGGCCACGCCACGAACCCTCGGCACGGAACAGAGACTTCACACGGTCAACAAATTTCATCTTAGCTCCGCTCAAAGGCGACTTCAAAGTCGCCCTTAGTGAACTTGATTTCCATGGCTACGTCGTCGGCGACGTCGTTGGCCGCGAGGTAGGCGCGAGCCTCGGAGACGAGAGCGTCAAACGCAGCAAGACGACCCATAGGTGCGGGTTCGGGGTCAGCCCCGGTGCCAAGCAAAGCCTTGGCACGGCGGAGAGCCTCCGAAGCGCGGCTCACTTGCCTTCGCCTTCTTCAGCCTGCTCCTTGCGGGCCTTGGGCTGCGGACCCGGCTTCTTCTTAACCTGAGCGATCGGCAGCGGAGCAAGGTTGCGGGTCATGTAACCCTGATCACGCTCGGCCTCGGTGATTTCTTCATAGATGCCCGCATGAGCGCCGTCCTGAACGGCCTCTCCGGCGGCAACCATCTTGTCAGCTTCAAGCTGGGAGACGGCATAGGCCCGACGACCGATGGCGGTGTTCTTCATAAGCAGCGGCATAGGTGTCTCCTGAAAGGGTGGGAGGAGCCTTTTGGCCCCTCCCGTTTAGTGTTACCAAGTGATGGCGGTCGTCTCGTGAACAGCGGTGGCACCGCGCAGCAGCGACCAAGAGGTCGGAGCCACCATTTTCACGCCGATGCTATGCGTCTGCCAGAGCGAACGTGCCTGGAAGCCGGTCGAGGCAGCGCCGGTGGAGCCGGCAACCGCGATGCCCGAGTTGACCGGGACCTGACCCGCCGTGCCGACCGCGCCGATAGCGGCCTGAGCCGCCGTAGCAGCCATGGTCGGAGCGCCAGCCGCAGCGTTGCTCTCCACCACGGTTGCGACGTCGGAGACATCGAAGACCGGGGTGTCAAACGCGGTGGCGAAGGTCGCGGCGTCGACGAGGATCGCCGTGTTGGCCGGGACATGCTGGCTCGAGATGATCTCGATGCCGAGGATGCGACCGGTGGCAACTTCGTCGGCGAACGAACGCTGGCCGAGCGGGTTCATCATCAGCGACAGGCCGAGACGGCTGGCCGTGTTGATGATCAGCACCGGACGAGCGCCGAGGCGAGCAGCGGTCATCGCGTTGATACCGGCCTTGATGTCGGCGATCACAGCGGCTTCACCGCCACCAGCCGTGCCGGCAACGCCGGTCACACCAGCGAGCAGACCCGCCGGACGGACACCGGCAACCGCAGCACCATTCGAGAGCAGAGCGGCGTCGAGCACCTGAGCGTAGGCCTCGGACAGAGCGTCGCGGATCAGACCTTCGATCTGCGGCGTCGAACGCTCGGCCAGCTCCTTGGAGAAGGTGCTGATCGCGGCGAGCTTGTACCGGTTGATCTTGGCCGAGCCGAACGAGAACTGGGTCAGCGGGATCGCACCGGCTTCACCAACCCACGCCGGTTCCGTCAGGGTGGCACCCAGCGGGTTGCGCATCGGGACGGTGATGCTGTCGTAGCCACCGAAGCTCAGACGCTGCGAACGGGCAGCCAGTTCAGCGGCGACCGACACGGTCTTGAGGCTGTCGAGGAAACCCTGAACGTCGGTCTGGACGAGCTCAGCAGCCCAACCCGCGACCGAAGTCATGGCCGGGTTCACAACCGACTTGCTGACATAGTCGAACGAAGCGGCGAGAGCCGAGTCATCCTTGTAACGCTCGGAGATAACCTGACCGATGTCCTTGCGCTGCGAGTAAGCGATGAACTGGGCGGTAGCCATCTTGAACAGGATGTCGCCGTTACCCTTGCCGTCCTTCTTGACCGAGGTCTGGATGGCGGGAGCCGAGACCGGCGTGGCGCGGCTGGCGAGAGCCGTTTCGGCCTTCTTCAGCGCGGTGACGGTGTTGGTGTGCTTCTCGACCTTGGCCGAGAGCTCTTCAACCTGCACGAGGAGGCTTTCCTCGTCGGGAGCGGCTTCAAGAGCCTTGGTGCTTTCGACGAGCTGGTCCTTGAGGCTGACGAGCTCGGCTTCAGAGGCGACGATGCGTTCAGAGAGGGAGGTCATTTGGAATTCCTTACTGCACGGTTGGCGGCGAGGATAGCCGCCTTGGCGCGTTTGATTGCGGGGGAAGGTTCGCCAGACATGGCGTCATCTTCCGGCTCGTGGGCGATGACCGCCTCCAGCCCGAAGGACTTTGCGATCTGCACCGCTCTTGGATGAGCGGGGACCGAAACGATGGAGCACTCGAGCAGCTCGAGCGTCTTGAAGTGCATGCCGCCGAAGTCGTTGGCCTCGGCCTTGCCCCGGAAACCGATAGACGAGGAAAGGGGAACCCCGTCAGCCAGAAGCTGCTTGACCATCTGGGCGAGGTTGGTGGAGGCGAGCTTCAAGTGACCCAACAGACGGTCACCTTCGGCCTTGAGATTGGTGAAATAGCCGATCGGCTGATCGGTCTGGTGCTGCCACAACGCGATGACCTTTTCGGCCTTAGCGGCATCTTTGTAGGCTGCGGGATCGATCGTGTCCTTCACCCGGTCAGGGGTTGCAGCGGACATGATGAAACGAGCGTCGTAACCGGAGGCTGGATCAGCCTTCTCGACAGTTACCGCGAGCTGTTTGGTTTGCATTCGACACCCTTGGGAGAGGGAGCCGGTGAACCGTAGCTCTGTGATGTGGAAATAGCTTTTGCGTCCGCAAGCTGAGTGCGAACGCTTAGAGGAGGTCTATTTCGTGTGCCGCCCATATTTTGCCCTTACGCCCGTTTGCCGCATAAGTCAAGCGTTATTTTTATGCTATCCACCAGCCGAGGTCGTTGCCCAGCGTCGCAGCCTGACCGTCTGACACCGCATAGGTGGCCATGATGGCGGCGATGAGCGGATCGATGCGCTGGGTCGCCTTCGCCTTGCTGAGTTTTACGTCGCCGACGTCGTTGATCACGGCTATGGCGTTGGAGGCTGCCATGTTCAGCAGCGGATGATTACCGTGACGGACGCGACCCTCAAGCATCAGGGAGAGGAAGGCCTCGGCTCGCGGGCTGAACTCCTTGAACCCCTGACCGATGGAATGCCACTCAGCCATGGAACCGAACCCCTCCTCCTCGGCGATGCGTTTGAAGTCCTCGATGCGCCAACGGTCAAATTCGATCGTAGAAACGGCGATGTCGAGGTCGTCAAGCCGGGTTTTCAGCGAGCTGATGATCTGTGCGTAGTCCATGCTCTCGCCGCCGACCGGGATCAGGTGGCCCTGAGAGATCCACGCGGAGTAAGGTGCACGGTCCCGGCGTCCCCGCTCCTCCACGCCATGGGTCGGGCAGAACACGAACGGGAGCAGGTGCACGGTGCCGTCGGTAGGGTCCATAGCGGCAGCCACAGCCGCCGTAAGGTCGTTCCGGGCCGAAAGGTCAAGCCCAAGGGCAACCGGGTTGTTGCGGAACACCTCGAGGTCCGGAGGTGCGTTGTTCTTGCGCCAGACCTGCGGAGACAGGAACAGATGCTCCTGCGCCACACGCCGGTTCAGCAGCAGGTTCTCAGCCCCGGCGGCCAGCGCCGGCAGACGCTTGGCCTGTTCCAGCTGGTTGAACAGGTCTGACTGGGAGCGGAAGATGCCGAG